CAACCTATCAGCAGGATTTCACGGAACTGGCAACCAGCAATGCATGGACATCCGGCACGGAAATTGCCGCAAAGAAGGGCGATACCATCGAAATCATTGACCTGGACAGCAACAAAAAGTGCGTCAAGGTCGGCTATCTGACGGTGCAGTAAGATGTATGCAGACTTTACATATTACAAGGATTGCTATTATGGGCAGCAGATTGCCGATGCGGAGGTATTCCGCACGGCAGCCGCCCGTGCATCAGAATATATGGACAGCGTAACATTCGGCAGACTGGAAAGCGGAGTGCCGGAACCATTCGCCGAACCAGTCAAAAAGTGCTGCTGTGCATTAGCAGAAGCATTCTACACCTATCAGATGTACGGTGCTGGCGGCAGTATGACAGATAGCAGCCGCCTGAAAAAGTCAGAAACCAACAGCAAATACAGCGTCACCTATGGCACACCATCCGAGGAACTGGCTGCCCTGTTTGGCAGCGAAAACAGCTTTTTTGACTACATCCGCAGTATTTGTATGCGGTACTTAGGGCGGACAGGATTGTTATACAGGGGGTGTGACTGATTTTTACAAATTGTGAAGCAATCACCATCTATCATCAGGAAGACATCGTGAACCACAAGCCGATTTTCAGCCGCCATATCATCCAGAATGTGTACTGGGAGGAATCCATCGGCAGCAGCCAGAGCGGAAAAGAAATGCAGCAGAGTGACAGCATTTATGTATGCATTCCGGCGAAATCCGTGACGGATTATGTGCCGGTTCGGGAGGATATTCTCTGTCGTGGCATTGTTCCAGCAGATTTGACGATACAGGAAATTCAAAAATCACGGAATAAGCACACCATTACAGACGTGGCAGACTGCCGCTATGGTTCGCCGGATGTACAGCACATTGAGGTGAGTGCGAATTGATTTCCGGATTCAAAATCAAAATGCCGTCTGAAAAGGATTTTTCCGGTCGTCTGAAAAAGGCACAGAAATTTTTAGACAGCGAAATTCTGCGAAAATGCGACCCATACATTCCATTCAAAACTGGTATGCTGCGAGATTCCGGCATTTTGGGGACGAAAGTCGGCAGCGGTCGCATTAGATGGATTGCTCCGTATGCCAAACGGCAGTATTACAAAGGACTTGCATCCGGCAAGCGTGGTCGATGGTGGCTCAAACGTGCCATGACAGCACATGGAGAGGAAATTCTCCGTTCGACACAAAAGAAACTGGAAGGAGGATGATGTCGTGTCGATGATTCAAGCCGTATGGGACTACATTGCAACCTGTCCCCTGCTGGAAAATAACCGAATTCTGGGGGTTGACCGACTGGGGGTGGATCCGATTGAGTATACCATTGATACACTCCCCTGTGAGCCAATCGTAAGGAAATATGTGGATGGTTCCAGTATTCGGCAACTGGAATTTGCATTTGGCAGCCGTGAGGCATACGGGCATGATGTGATACAAAACATCCTGAATTCTGAATTTTATGAACAGTTCGCCGACTGGATTGGAAGAAACGATGCCAATGAAATCTATCCGGATTTTGGCGAAGGAAAAAAAGTGAGAAGCATTGAGGTCATCAGCAGCGGATATGCACTGGAAGTGACGGAGAAAACGTCACGCTATCAAATCCAGCTGCGAATTACATATTTACAATCATGGAGGTACTTAAAAGATGGGTAAGGGTATTGATAACTTAAAACTGAAAAAGCGGTCGGAAAAGCTGGCGTTTCTGGAAATAAAAGATGGGGAAACATCAAAATATCACAGACTGGAAGGCTTTACAACGCAGACACATAATGCAAATGCGTCTGAGTATGACCGCCGCTATGTAGACGAGGATACCAATCGGGTGGATGTGACCGGCTATTCCGAAAGCATCAACTACAATTTTGATTACTATCTCGAACAGCCAGCACTGGAAGAAATCGTAAAAATCACAGAGGGCGAAAAGATTGGTACAGATGCCGTGAGAAATGTGATTGTGGTAGATATGACAACTGTCAATCAATCAAGTGGCAATAATTATACCGCAAGGGCAACCATTCGTCCGTTTGCGATTGTTCCTTCCAGCAATGGCGATTCCACAGACTGCCAGACCTACAGCGGTGATTTCAAATCCAGAGGGGAAAAAGAAAATATCACAGTGGTGCGAGGAGACAAAGACTGGAACACGATCACCATTCAGGAAAGCACAAGCACGACTGCTTCCGAATAAGGAAAAGGAGCAAAAACTATGCAGGACAACTTATACACGCTCTCCATCAACGGTGTGGACTTGCACGTGGATGCAGAAGATGCCGCATTCATGGAACGGTATGAAGCTGCATCTGCTGCCGTTTCTGCAAACGCTTCGGACGGTTTGAAAACGGCAGAGGCGATTCGGCAGTACTGCCAGAATTTCCGCACATTTTTTGATGTTCTGTTCGGAGATGGCACGGCAGAAAAACTCTTTGCAAACGTACCGGACAACCGCAGAGCTTATGACGATGTGTTTACATCGCTGATAAAAGTCATTTTTGAACAGCGGCTTTGCGGCGAACTACGGCTGACAGAGGCGGTGAAACGCTATGCTCCAAAAAACGGACTGGTATAACATTCTGACCGACCCGCTGCCGGAAAGCGTGGATGTGGATGGCACAAGCTATCCCATCCACACCAATTTCAAGGACTGGATTTCTTTTTTTCTGCTGCATGAAGACAGAGAGCTTACAGATGTGGAAAAGATTGCAGTCTCCATGAACTGGTATCGGGAAACAGTTCCGGAAAATCGCACCGCAGCTTATCTGGCATTGCAGGAATTTGCAGCCTGTGAGAACCTGCCAAAATCGAAACGGAAACCATCGGGGGCTGGTGCAGCTCCCGTTTTTTCCTATCTGTACGACAGTGCTTATCTGTTTGCAGACTTTTGGAGGTACTATCAAATCCATTTGCAAGGCACGTCCCTGCACTGGTTTGCATTTACAGCCCTGTTTGAGGGGCTGCCAGAGGACAGCAGCGTCAAGCAACGGATTGCCTATCGCTGCATCCATACCGGCAATATCAAGGATAACAAGGAGCGGAATCGTGTGATTCGCATTCAAAATGCGATTGCGATTCCAAAAGCACCCATGACGGCAAGCGAAGTCGGAAGTTTATTTGGATAGAGGTGAGAACATGGCAGGAACAGACGGTTCCATTGCGTTTGATTCCGGTATCAAAACGGATGGACTGAAAAAAGACCTATCAGAGATGGAAGAAGCCATTTCGGATAGTGCCAATTCTGCGGAAAAGAAAGCAGAAAAAGCATCTGATAATATGCGGTCACAAGCTGCAAAGTTAGCCGCAGAATACAAAAAGGCTGGTATGAACGCCTCGGATGCCATGAAAAAGGCATGGGAAGAGGTGAAAAATGGTGCTCCTGCTTTTCAAAAAGCAGAAAAAGAAGTAGAAAACTTTGCAAGTCAGGCAGAAACGGAGCTGCAAAATGTCGGTGAATCTGCCAATCAGTCTTTTCAGAAAATTCCAGAAAGTGCGAAAAAGAACTTTGAAGATGCTGGATTGTCTGCTGATAACTTTGCACAAAAGGTACAGAGTGCCTTAGCGGCTGCCGGACTTGCATACGGGGCAAAGGAAATCGTAGACATTGGCGTGTCCTATGAGAAGGCAATGAATCAGGTAGCAGTTTCCACCGGTGCTGCCGGTGCGGAACTGGAGAATTTACAGAGCATTGCCTCCAATGTCTATACGGATAATTTCGGGGAGTCCATGGAAGATGCTGCAAATGGTGTGGCAGAGGTTTACAAGCGGACTGGCTTAGTAGATGAAGAATTGCAAAAGGCAACAGAATCCGCCTATCAATTGCAGGATGCATTCGGGTATGAACTGAATGAATCCACGCAGGCTGCCACGCAGCTGATGAAAGTATTCGGTTTGACTGCCGATGAAGCTTACAATCTGATTGCACAGGGGGCACAAAAAGGGCTTGACCAAAATGGTGATATGCTGGATACGCTCAACGAGTACAGCGTCCAGTTTGCCAATCTGGGATATTCTGCTGAGGATATGTTCAATATGCTGGCAAACGGCGTCCAGAACGGCACATGGAGTGTCGATAAGCTGGGCGATGCGGTCAAAGAGATGAATATCCGCCTGAACGATGGCACAGCAGATGAAGCCCTACAGGCGTTAGGGCTTGGCTTTGCGGAATCTGCCACGGATGCAGCCGCATTACAGCAGGCAGCGTTGAATGTATCAAAAGCAGAAGTTGACCTCGCACAGGCACAGGAATCTGCAAAGAAAGCCCTGTCGGAAAGCGGTGCAAGCAGTTTGGAGTATCAGGACGCTTTGAACAAGGCAGAACAGGCACAAATTAACTTGGAAAAGGCACAGTCTGACTACAATGCCACTGCATCCGCTACCAGCTACAATCTGGACGAAATCAAAGGCAAGTTAGCAGCTGGCGGAGAAGATGCACAGGCAGCCATTCAGGAAATCATGACGGCTCTTTCGCAGGTCGAGGAGGAACAGGACCGGTATGTGCTGGGACAGACGCTGATGGGCACGATGTGGGAAGACTTGGGAGAAGATGCCGTCAACGCTCTGATGAACACACAGGGCGAAATCTCCACGACAACCGATGCACTGGAAGAAATGGCAGCGGTACAGTATGACGATCTGGGCAGCCGGATGGAAGCCTTAAAGCGGAAAATTGAAACCGAAATCATTGTACCGGTTACAAAAAAATATATGCCGCAGATAGAAAAAGCGATCGACTATGTGTCAGAGCATTTGGACGAGATTATGGAGCACGCAAAGCCCATTGCAGCAGGAATTGCAGCGGCATTTGCGGTCAAGAAAATTACGGATTTCGGCACATCGGCGGTTAAGACCGTGAAAACGGTGAAAACTGCGTTTCAGGCATTGAATGCTTCCAATCCGCTGGGGTGGATTTCACTCGGTGTTACTGCTCTTGCGGGGTTGGCTGGAGCGTTAAAAACCTATCATAGTCAGCAATCAAAAGCAGAACAAGAAGCACTTGAAAGCGTTTATAAAATTTCTGATGAAATCAAAAATGCAGCAGAAGAATCCAAAGAAAAACTGGAAGACTTTTATCAATCTATTGAAGAGAATCGTGTAGATATTGTAGCAAGTGAAAAAGAATTTGAAAATATGCAGGAGTTAAAAGATAGGCTGGATGAATTGGTAGATTCAGATGGTATTGTCAAAGCAGGACATGAAGAAGAGGTTAATGGAATTTTAGAGCAAATCAATGCGTATGCTGGTACATCTTACGATATATTGGATGGCGTGATTACCAAAAATGGAGAGGTTATTACAAATTTTCAAGAAGCATCTGCCGAATTGGATAAACTGGTGGAAAAACAGCGTGCACAAAGTGTTTTAAGCACATTTGATAGTGACTATAATACTGCCATTTCCAATCTTCCACAGCAAATCACACAACTTGCTGATGCTCGAACGGAATATGAAAACGCTTCCATGAAGTATCAGCAACTGTTAACGGATCGTGATAACTGGGAGCTCAACCACACTGGAAAATATGTCAGTGAAGAAGAACTTTCAACAGCTTTTATAGCAATGGACACAGCAAAAAGTGTTGTTGAAGATCTTTCTGCAACCGTTGACGGATATGGCACTGTGATTGAAAAATATGAATCAGCATCTGCAAAAATCGCAAATGGAGATTATGAATCTGCAATAAAAGAGCTACAGTCTATTTATTCTGAGCCAATCAAGACCGAAGAAGCCGGTGCAAGTTTGGATGATTTAATAGCTCAATATGATACTGCAAAAAGCAGAGTTCAGCAATTGCAGCAAATGATGAGAGAAGGAATAAAAGTAGACGATAACACGTTTGAACAGGCGAAGACGGATTATGTAAATTCTGTTATTGAACTTGGAAAGGCATCCGGTATGGAAGGCGGAGAAGTCAGCGGAAAAGAATTCATGCAGGCATTGCAAGATTCTACTTTATCAGAAACAGAAAATATTGATGCAATTAAGTCTTTTCTTGGTGAAGAACTTACAAGCAAACATAAAATGGCTGAAATTGGCGAGATTCTTGGAATTGATTTAATATCTGGTGTAGATTGGGGCATTCAAATTGCGGCAGATGACATGATACAATCCACTGTAAATGCTGTGACAGCAGCAGTTGAAGCAGCAAAGCGTGCAGCTGACATCCGTTCTCCTTCCCATATCATGCGTGATGAAGTTGGTTTTATGCTTGGTAAAGGTGCGGCATTGGGCATTGATGATAGCATTCCAGAAGTGACAATTGCATCCGCCGACATGGCAAATGCTGCTGTTTCTTCCACACTCGGCATCATGCACGCACAGGGAGCATCATCCATTGCCCCATACAATCCAGTTTTCCAACAGGCGTACAGTGCACCGCAGCAGGACAGCACACCAGCTGCCACACCTTCCAGCAGTCCACAGCAGACCGGCGGAGACATCATCATCCCAATCAGCATTGGAGAGGAAGCCATTGAAACGGTCGTAGTCAATGCTGTCACACGGGCAAATGCAGCGTCTGGGGGGTGGAGCGTATGATTCAGATCTATCACCAAGCAGAAGATTCCATCGAAGAAGCAAATCCTTGCTATATTCGATTTGTCACAGGCGGCTCAACCAGTGATTTCGGGAACTGGAAAACGCCTTCCAATCTACTTCAGGCAGACATCGAACGGGTTGGAACAGAAACGATTTTAGTCAAAAAAATTGGAAGTGGATTGGAACCAGGCACGGATGATTTACTGGTATTTGACCAGAATGCACAAATCAAAATTGGCAGTGATGGACGTGCGGTAAACCGAAACGGTTTTTCTATTTTCAACGACTGCACGGATGTATTCACCTTAATCACAGAGGGCGATTATGCTGGAGATTACCAGAACAGCAGCGGTCGTATCATGCGACTGCCTGTCACAACTGGATTTTGTAGAGAGGTAGACATTGCTACCGGAAATCTTCTGGAGCGATACCGCTGCGACATCATCAATGACGCTGAAATTCGTGTTTGGATGATCGAATATCACAACTATTTGATTCGGCAGTTTTTGCAGTTTGATGTCTCCTATACAGAAATTGCAAATACCTATCAGAATGAAAGCGGTATGACCATTCAGTATCCCATC